TTAAAGATGACATAACTAATGCGTTTATCTGACTTGGCTGCAATTCGTATCTGATCGGCAATGTAAGCAGCCGTAGAGGCTTGTCCATTGAAATCAGCATCGAGATCGATAGCGCGGACAATCCCTGTATCAGGGTCAGGGTTATGATCGCTCTTTCGGGTTGAGTGCTTTGCATCTCCGATCGTGCCGTCACTTTTACGGTCTCTGTCAGGATAAGCATCGTCTGCCTGTTCTCTTAACTGAATTAGCGCTTTACTTAGTTTTACTTTCATCCAAGTAACAAAGCTGCTTCTTCTGCTGTTAGACCTAAACGCTCAAGAATAGCTGCGCGAGCAGATTCTTTTGCTTCCGCTTCGGCTTTTGCCTGTGCAATGGCTTCGGCTTCCGCTTCGGCTTTTGCCTGTGCAGCTAATCGATCTGTTTCTTGCTGCGCCAATTCTTCTTCGTTCATCTCGCGTTCGATCACTTCGCCTGTTTCAACATCGTGAATTTTAACTGTTGAAATTGTCATTATTTCACCCCGTAAAGTACATAGTTACCAGTCGTAAATGTGCCACCTGCTTGTGGTAATAAAGTAATTGAAGTTATGGCGCTGGTCGAAATAAATAAACCTGCGTTTTGTTCCCATGCGCCATTTGCGTTTGTTGTTTCGTTATTGACTAATGAAGTGTATGTCATTGTTTTGAAAGCAACGGTGTTTGCGTATTCTGGAATATCAACCACAATTAAAGCTTGGCTTGTGTTTCCGCTGTCTGATGTTGTCGAAATAAATAACTCGGTGTCTGCAAAGTTTGTGCTTGCCGTATAAGTGCCTGGCGTTGCTTTGTAACCAGTTGTCGCACCGTTATATCTCATCATTAGTTTCAAATCTGACGAAGGTCGAAAGTTTGTAATTATCAATCTTAAATCGCGATATGATCCTGAAATAGAGGACAGAGTGACACTCGCACCAGTAAGCGAACCAGATGCGATTGATGTCATACCGCCAGATGCAACCGTTGTCCAAGTGTAATCCAGATCAGTACCTGATGCCTTAGCCAATACTTGACCCGTTGTTCCCCCTTTAAGATCAACGAAAGATGTATCAACGCCACCTAAAGCGGTGCGGATAGCAGCTGCACCGTCCTTAACAAGATCGGTGTCGGCTGGGGTTGTCCAGCCAAAGTTGGTGGTTGTTGGCATTTACTCTCCTTATATCAGGCTACTATTGTAGCGTTATTCCAGTCCAAAGTAGGACTTATCGTGTTCCATGATTCGGTGATTGGTACTGAGTTCCATCTAAACGCCTGAAGGCTAAAGGCCACGGGTGAAACGATAATAGTTAGATCTAGGGCATTAAACCTGGTAGTCCAAGTCCAGCCTTCGACAAAGCCTTGATAACGGCCGTCTGAGATATTAAGAGGTAAATCTTCGATATCTAGTGGCAAGCCCATAAAGATGTTAAAAGCTTGATCTCTAGAAGCATCTGGGATATTAGGGTTAGTCATTGGGAAAGTAATGCTCTTAAATTGGTACTGTGGAAAAGCGCGGATGTCTAAATAAAACTCTGCCTGGCTTAGGGCATCTGCTCCGTTTTCAATGCTTGTCTGTATATCTTGCGCTTGAGTTCCGTAAACTGCAATCGATGCACCATCTTCGGCCGTCTCTTGCTGGCCATTCTTATAGGTGATAGTTACTTTGTTACGGATATCGCCAAGGCGCTTAGAAGTTGCTATACCACTTGCGTACGCCCAGCCAGCATCTACATATGCGTAGCCATTAGCCGCTAAGTATTGAGATCTGTGCGTTGAGTCTGCATAGCCGATACGGCCAGAAGCATCCTCATAAATGTAACCAAGGCCAGAAGTAGCAAGGCTAGCCACTAATGAGTAAACATCTGTAGTAGAAGCCGATCTGGCTGTGAGCTCGTAATCTCCTGGACGATCTATTTCACCAAGGCCAGAGTTCTCAGCGTTTTCCCAAGTTACCGTAGGGTCGTAAGCGGCCCAAGTTTCAGCAGCTGGCACTTCATTCCATTGGTCAAACAAGACCTCAGATAAAATCTCATAGATCTGGTCACCATCAAAGTCTTTAGTAAGTACGCCCTCAGTCAATGCCTTCGGTAGTTTAGATAGTGCTCCTAGAGCTGTAATTGTGACATTTTGAGTAATGGCTGGCTCGCCTGTTGCCACGACTATATCGATGTCTGAAATATCTCCGCCAAACAAAGGGATATAAGTACCTGTGGAATCTTTAATCTTGACCACAATAGAATCATTAACATCAAAAGCAATAGCTGACTGGGTTAGGTTTTTTAGAGTAAAACGGCAATAACCTGCAACTGGTTGGCTGTAGATATCTGAACGGCCAGAGGTAATAGTTAGATCTGACAAAACTAAGTTTGTAACATCACCTAGCCCATTTACCTCCACCGCCCAATCGGGATTCCAGAGTGTCATACTGCGACTAACGCTCCTGGGCCAAGGGTTCCACGGTAAAAGGATTGATTGAGCACTTGGACGATTTGACGAGCTGCTGATTCTGAATCGATAGCGCCATTAACTGTAATGTTATTAGTGACATTTGTTCCACCGGCCATTAAACCTTTTGCGTTTGGGATAATTGGTGGTAAGGCAAATTTACTTGCAGGAGCTGGTGCAGGTGCTGCCGAAAGTGTAGTAGATCCCCCGCCAAAACCTAAATATCCTGCTACCTTTTGACCAGCTATAAAAAGTTTCTCAAATAAACTAATAAGTTTAGCTACACCTTCAACGGTGTTTGCAATTACTGTTCCAATTACTTCAAAAGCAACCTTGAACGCACCGCCAAGAAACGGGGCTAAAACATTCTTAGTAAATGACCATAAAGCCCTGAATTCTTTTTCATTATCTTTAACGACATTTTTAACTTTATTAAAGACAGATTGAACGCCCTCAAGAACAGGAATAAAGATAACTTTAGCCACATCGATGATTTGTTGAAAGGCATTTTTTAATCCGCTGCCGCCTGTAAAACCCTCAATAAATGATTGAACGGCTGGAACGATATAAGTAACAATGTTTTCAACCAACGGGGTAACAGCATCCAGGATAAAGGATCCGACTGTTTCCTTTGCTTCATTAAATGCAACAGATAAGCGAGCCATCTTGCCCTGAAAAGTATCTGCTTGAATTGTTGCCTGGCCTTCAAAGGTTGAAGCTAGTTTGGCTGTTACTTCATCAAATGAAAGTGTGGCAAGTTCAGCCTTAGTAATACCTACGCCAAGCCGTGAAAGGCCTGCTAGGTTCCCTTCCTGGGCTTTGGAAAGGCTTTCTGTCACCGCCTGGAGACTTTTACCCGTGCCCGCTGCAATATTTATTGCGATCGACTGTAACTGCTGAGCCTTTGTAACATCGCCAGTAGCTCGAGTCAATCGATCTAGCGATGGACGAAGTTCATCATCTGTAATACCGAATAACAAAGACTGTTTTAGAATGTAATCTTCTGTAGCCTTGATCTGGTCATCTGTAGCACCAGTCACATTCTTTAATGTAGTTGCTAGTTTAGCCTGGGCTGCTTCATCTTCAATAGCAGCTTTAACTCCATCGATCGCTAACTTTCCAGCGTATGCCGCTGCTGCTACGCCTGCCGCTAAAAAGGCTGCGCCTGCGACTTTGCCAAACTTAGTAACCTTGTCACCAAAGCCAGTTACATCATTATCGGCTTTGTTAATATTCTTTGTGAAGTCATTGATATCCGCAAGGAGTTTGAGCGTTAAGGCTCTACTATCTTTAGCCATTATGTCCACTCCTTCAAAATCTTATCAAACGATTTAGTCCACTCAGCTACAATGTAAGGCTGAATTCTGCGTAGTGTTGGATAAATAAAGTAGCCCTTAGAACCTCTACCACCCGCAGGATTCGGTCCTGACCAAACAGGGAATTGTTTTAACTTATTAGTACCAAACTCCGAAGGACCCCAAAGTACCTTAGTCGTTGCACCACCTGAAAACTTTTGAGCTGCAAAGCCGTAAGTGATCTCACCGATTCGAGATGACTTTTTTACTTTGGAACCTTCTGCAATGCGAGTGGCAACTGCTCGAGACTGTAATCCCGATGCAGCGCCAATTACCTCTTTGCGAGCATATTCTGCTAAAGCACCAGACTGGCGCTTGGCTTCGTCTACTGCCTGCTCATCCATATTCTTTAACGCCTTAAAGACTGCACGAAGTTGGGTTTTATCGAGAGCCGTTTGTTCAGCCACGATTATTCCTTTCCTCTAAAATCTCTATTGCGGTTAAAATATCTTCTGCTGTTTGCCACTCTGACATAGGGATGTGTGTCGCTATTGCCAGATCAACTAAGAGTCGGCTTACGCTTCCTCTTGGATGGCTTTTGGGTCATCGCTTCCCACCTCGACATCTGCCACCGTCTCCATCCAAGTCTCTAATGGCTTAACGGGCTTTCCGCCTGCATCTCGCTTCATTGCTGAATGAGCTACAAACAAAATGTCCCACATGCCACCAAAATTAGAGATAACCTTTTTAGTGGCCATCTCCCACTTGGCGTAATCTGGTGGTCTGACTTGATAAGTATCTTCAGACCCATCGTTATATTTAATTGTTATTTGCTGTTGCATTGTTTGCTCCCGTTTCTAGTTTTTAACTAAATGTTTCTGTTACTTCGCCCTTTGATACCTTGAATGTAAAGTCTACAGTCTGAGCATCTGTTCCAGCGCCACCAGCTGTTGGAAACTCTGGCTTAATTGGGAATACAAACTGCGCGCCTGTAGCCGCTGTAAGTGTAATGCTGATGTCTGTATCTGGTGCTGTCTCTGCTGCTGTCCATAGAGCTTCGCATACTGAGTTAGCCTTACCCCAGTCTGCAAGCATTGATAGAGCGAACTCGCCCTCAATATTGACGGTTTTGTAAGCTTCGCCATCGAGAGTCTGGTATGTCTCACGGACATTTGTCTTTGTTAGAACTGCGCTTGTTGCTTGTGCTTCGATATCTGTTCCACCTGTGAAAGATAGAGAAACATCGCGCCCTGTAATTACTACGGTTGCCATTATTTATCCTTTAGTTTGTTTGTGTATAGTAGGTAGAAACTCTGATATCGGAGACCAGCACATTAGATGGGCCGACTTGAGTTACTGTTGGTTTTTCAACCGCTCCGACTGTGTACCCTGCTGGGATCACCTTCAGAACACTTATGACTAGCTGCTCGAGATTGTCGAGCGATGCAGGGTTGCTGTTATATGCAACCGCTACAGATATAACTAAATTTATCTTAATGTGCAGCGTAGACTTGTTAATAGTCTCAAGCTCTAAATATGGTGAATCTGGAACAGTCACCACAAAAGGAACCATAGGAGCCTCTGGCACATAGGCATAGACATTGCCTGCAACGCCAGCAAAGGCTGTTGCTAAAGGTTGGCGAACTGTATCTAGGATCGTGTTAGGCATTACTGCACCATTGAATCGGTATCGATAAACGCTCCGAGAAGTCCTGACACTCGATTGAACAAGCTACGGCCTAAGCGATATGGGCTAACAGTCGTAAAGTCTACGCCTTCGATCTGTCCACCAGGAGCGATACGGGATTGGAATACTTCTACTGATACTGCTAGGACTGCTGACTCTACGGCTGCGTTTCCGACATAAGTTGAAGCGCCTGAAAGAGTTGCTAGGCCTGAAGGAATTACTTTTCTTTCGGTAACATCTGCGCTTGTAATTGCAACAGTGAAGTATCCGTTAAATTCTCTGTAAGCACCGTCTAAATAGATGCGTGAGCTTGAGCGAACAATGAAATCCTCGACATCAATGTTACTTGATTCAATAATTGTAAATGTTCCGTTAAATGGAGCGCCTACGCCTGTAATGACTACGCTCTGACCCTCGGAGAAATTGTTATCGCCTAGAACGCCATATGTTGCAATGTTATCTTGCAATGTGACTGTGTCGATAGGACTTGAGTACTTGACAAGCATAGGCAAGATAACTGCCTCAGCTGTATCGATTACATCTGTTAAATAAGCATCGTTATAGAGGGAACTGGAAACGCCAAGCACAGAGCGTAATTCGGCCGGTGTGACTATTGTTGCCATTTCCAATTCCTCTCAATAAACGACTGGGGGAGCGATCGGGAGCAACCGCCCCCCCATGATTAGTTAATGGTTTTTATGAAACCATGTAACGGTATGAACCAGCGCCAAGCTTTGTAGCAACTGCGCCATAACCGTAGTACCCAACTT